GATTATGATGGATACTACACTTATAGAATATATCAGCAAACATCTGCTGTCAATTTAGATCCAGACTTATCAGATGGATTGGTTGAGGAGGGCAGAGCTCATGTATATGTGCAAGATTCACCATCAAATGAATTCTCAACAAATATAACATTTAACATTTATGAATAAGAAACTTGAATCAATGTCATTCAGAAAGGATTTTGTCCTTCCAATTGAGGAGCAAGACAGAATGCTTGGCTTTATTAAGTGGGGAAAAAAGAATGACTATCCTTATTTTTTAGTGGATCTTTACAATGGATCAGCCTGGCACCAAGGTATCATAAAGAACAAAACGCATTACATTGCTGGTGGAGGTCTTGAGGTTGTATCTGGAGAGCTTGCAAGATTCATTGCCAATCCTTATTCTGATTTCAATATGAATGAGATTGTTGAGCAATTGGCATTTGATTATGAGTTGTTTGGTGCATTCGCAGTCAAAGGGACCTGGAATAGAGAAGGGACCAGAGTTGCTGTGTGGGAGTATCTTGCCATTGATGCAATCAGAATCTCATCAGATGAAAGAATGTACTATCTTTCTGATGACTGGACAATGCAACAGCAATCAGCTGAGAAAACAAATCTAAGAACATTGCCAGCTCTTGATGAGACCAATAAGACAGGATCATTTGTATTGTATTACAAGGATCCAGCTAAGAAGGGCAGAAAGGAGCATGGAGTATATCCTAAGCCACCATATCAAGGAGGTATCACATCAATTCAGACTGATTGTGATATCAGTAAATTCCACATGTATGAATTGCAGAATGGATTCAAGTCCGGTACAATGATCACATTCATGGATGGCTTTCCAGAAACACAAGAGGAGGCAGAGTCATTCAAAAATCAAATCAAGAATCCAGCATCTGCAATTGAGAATTCTGGAGATATCATCATAACATTTGCACCATCTGCAGATCAAGCTCCAAAGGTTGACAACTTAACCGGCAATGATCTCGATAAAAGATATGATATGCTTGAGGATAGTGTGCAACAGAACATATTGGTTGCTCATTCAGTTGTTGCTCCATCATTATTTGGTGTTGCTCCAGAGGGATCATTTAACGCAGCTGAGAGTGCAGATCTATTTGAGATCTTTAAAAAGACTTATGTTGAGACAAGACAAAAAAGAATTGAGTGGATATTGAATTACATGGTTAAATTATCTGGAGAGACTGGTGTTATTAAGCTTAAAGATGTGACTCCAATAGGAACAACTCAAGAGCCAACAGCTGTTGCTCCAGTTAGTGATATTCCAGTAAATGAAACTCAAGTTGATGTCGCAAAATCAGCATTGAATGGAGCTCAGATTGCATCACTTATTGATGTGGTTGCTAAGATTAAAGAAGGAATGTTGACATCTGAGAGTGCATTGAGTATTGTCTTGGCATCATTTCCAACCATTGATGAGGCACAAGCTCGCAGAATAGTTGGATTAACTCCAGGAGCACAGCAAATGTCATCATGCAAATTTGATCATCAAGATGATGAGATTGGATACTTTGCTCAATATGGCGAATCAGCTGATGAATATAAAGTATATGCAACATTTCCAATTGAATGGGATACTCCATCCGCTGATGTATTCTCAAAGCAAGATCAATTATTTGCAACCATTGCCGAGATATCAGCTGAGCTAAATGACTTTGATAAAAATGTATTGAAGTTGATTGGAGATGGTGAAGATTCTAATGGTATTGCAAAGGCATTGAACACAAATATTGAAGAGATTGCAAAGTCAATGTCAAGATTAATGAAGTGGGATATCCTGGTGAAAGGAGAGGTAACTGATTTGGGAAAGCAATTAGTTAGTGAGGAGCAGATTCCTATTGAAAGATTTGAAGTTCGTTATGGATATCGGACCAGATTAGATGTGCCTCCAGCAAAGAGTGGATCAAGACAATTTTGTGAGAGACTTATGTCATTGAATAGACTATATTCAAGAGATGAGATTAATACAATATCAATGAGAGTTGATAGAGATGTATGGAGATATAGAGGTGGATGGTATACCAATCCAGATACTGGCGCCTCAACACCATGGTGTAGACATGAATGGATTCAGCAATTAGTTGTAAAAAGATAAACTATGAACTACCTATTATCAGTTGAAAATTTAAAAAAGCTCGGTATCATTCACAACAATACAGATACTAAGCTCTTGGCTGTGGCCATAAAGAGATCTCAAGACATGCACATTCAGCCAGCTCTTGGGACTCCATTATTCAGAGCATTGCTTGACAGAGTTGAGACATCAACATGGACTCAAGATTACTTGGATCTTATGAATGATTATGTTGTGCCTTGTTTGGTTGCATTCGTTGATTACAGAGCAGCTCTTTTGTTGACTGATAAGCTAACAAATAAAGGTGCCGGCAGAGTGCAAGATGATAATCAAACAACTCTTGAATTGAATCAAGTTGCTGAGCTTAGAGATCAGTTGAGAAAGGATGCATATTTTTATAAAGAGAGATTGATTGGATATCTTAAAGATGATCAAGCAACAAAATATCCAGAGTATTGTGATATGTGCTCAGATCATTGCAATGAATATGTCAAGAAAGATGATACTGGATATAAACCATTGAACTGGATACAATGAAATTCTCAAAGAAACAGATTGATAAATTAAAAGCATATCTCAATAAGGATGGAAAAAACATTAAACCAGCTGATGAAAGAGCTGGAAATAATAGCAACAGAACACAGACAGATAAACGAATTCTTTCAAGGTGATTTCATTGATGCTGTCTCAAGAGATGCAGCTCAATATCCTTTGATGGTTGTCACTTTGCAACCAGGAACAATGACTGCTCAATCTGTGAACATCAATATGATCATCTCAATATGTGATAAATACAATCTTCAGGAATATAGACAGATCAATGAGATTCATTCTGATTGCTTGAGTATATGTAATGACATTAGAGTTACATTCCAACAATGGAGATTTGAGGAATTTCTTGATATCGTTGGTGATATTCAGACTCAACCATTCATAAATAGAGGACCAGATGTCACAGCTGGATGGACAATGGCAGCAACAGTTGCAATCTATGATTATAATGACTGGTGCTCAATTCCTTATGATGATTATGACTTTGAGAATGGTAATCCTCCAGCAACCAATTGCGGTGATTTGACAACAGATTATGAGGTATATGTCAATGGAACTCTTGAGGATAGCTTTACACAAAACACAACAGTAAATAATACTATTAATATTAACTTATAATGGCAACAACAACCATCAATGTAACAGCTCAGGCTTATGATACCATCAAGGATGAGAGCACAGCATTAACTCAAAGATCAACTTTAAAATTTGCTGGTGATGGAGTCACAGCTGCAGATAGTGGAGGAGAGACAGTTGTCACTATTCCTGGTCCATCAGCCACAACAAATGTGGGTTTATTTGCTCAGACAGCTAACAGCACATTAATCACCAACACAACAACTGAGACATCACTTATCAATGGTGGAGTTGGTAGTTTATCCATTCCGGCAAATACCTTCAAAGTTGGTGATAGCTTTCGAGCGGTGTTCGGTGGTGTAATGAATGCTCAGAATAATCAAACTATTAGAATTAGAGTTGTTGTCGGAGGTGTTGTTCTTTTAGACAGTCTTGCACAGAATTTGGGGAGTAGTGTTGTCAATGATGTCTGGTCTTTAAATATCGATTTTACCATTAGATCTATAGGAGGTTTAGGTGTAGCATCCATTGTAACATTAGGATCATTTCATTACACAAAAACTAACAATGCAAGTGTTCAAGGATTTGGATTCAATACAGTTAATAACACAACATTTGATACAACAATTCCAACTACATTAGATGTCACAGCTAAATGGGGAGCTGCCAATGTTGGCAATTCAATATACTCAGATATCTTTGTGCTGAATAAAACATATTAGCATAATAAAGTATGGAGAAAATATTCAAACTTGATTTTAAAACATTCCTAAAAAGTCCATTTACTTATTTGTTCTTTGTCTTATTTGCAATAGTCATAATGATCGGCAGATATCTAATCACATCCAAAGACAATGAAATCAAAACACAACAAAAAAAGATTGATGATTGTGATGAGGAAAGAAAGGCAGATAAAAAACTGATGCAAGATATATTGTTTCAAAAAG